GTCGGAGTAACGACAGTTACGAACAAATCGGCATGAACATGAATATGAGGGGACACATGATGAGCGAACCGGCAACCAGCGCAGCGGGCGCGGCGATCGGTTGGAAAATGATCGGCGGCCTGGCTGGCGTGCTTGGCGCTGGTGCGGCCGTGTCGGCCATCGTGGTCATGCTGATGACGCCGCCGCGCAGCGCACGGGAATGGGCCGTCGGCCTAATAAGCACTGTCATGGGATCAATTGCGGGTGGCGCTGCAGTGATCCAGCACTATGGGCTACAGGCATGGATGGAGAGCTTCACCGGGTTGCTTGCTGTACTGGGCATTGCGTTCTCGTGCGGTTTGCCGGCGTGGGCGTTGGTCCGCTGGATATTCACCTATATCCAGAATCGTCAGGGCAAGGACATTCTTGAAGTAGCGCAAGAAGCCAAGCAAATCATCTAGGGAGCGGGCATGTCAGGACTTTCACCACGCTACCGAACTTTTGGCGAGCTGATGACCGAGCTAAAGGCTCGGCTCGGCTTTGTCGCCCAGGGGCCGAGCTCCAATAACAATCGCGCAGTGCTGACCAGCTTTCTGCAGGAAGGTCACGATTACCTTTACGGTAAGTTGAAGCCCACGCCAGCGAGAAAAAAAGCGACGTTGACGCTGCAGCAAGGCTCCTACCTGTACGACTGGCACAACGACGCTGACGATGAGGACATCGACCCGCGTGGTGTGTATGCAGTGTGGATCATCGTTTCCGGCGACCAGCGCGAAAAGATGGAGCAAGGCATTACGGAATACGACCGTTCCCTGACCTCGCGCAGCCATCCTACCCGGTATGACACGCTCAACGGCCAGATGGAGGTTTGGCCGGTTCCTGATACTCCGTATGACGTCATCGTGGAATATACCGCATCGCAACCGCGATTCTCGGCAGACTCAGACCGCCCTGGCGTTCCCGATCGGCTGATTCTTCTTTACGCGATCGCGCAGGCAAAATCGCATTATCGCCATCCTGATGCACAGGCTGCTGGCGCCATCTTCACGCAAATGCTGCGCCAAGAAATCTCAGACAGCCACGAGAACCGGCGCTATCTGGTCGGCACTCAAGAACCGCAGTCCGCAACAGTGATACGTGGCGGCGACGGCTCATTTACGTTTCCGGTGCGCTGACCGTGGGTGCGATTACCTTCAATCGGTATGACCTGGGCATTGACCTGCGAAAAGGCGCGTCCGTATCTGACGCAAACCGTCTGCGGGATATGAAGAACGCCTACGTGACGACGGGCCTTGCGACGCAAAAGCGGCCCGGCCTGGTGCATGTGGCAACGCTAGAGCCAGGTACAAAGGGATTAAGCGCGGCATTGGGAAAGCTGCAGACGTTCTACGGAAGCGGGACGGTGACGCACGCCAACACCCTGTTCAATGCCAATAAGGCCCAGCTGAACGGCGCAGATGCGACCGTGACAGACGTTCACTACGCAGATGTTTTCAATGGGTTTATCTATGCCGCCATTGAGTACACGGGCGGCGTTATCAAGCACAACTATTTCAGCGATGCGACGCCACAGGTGACTGACACCAACTGCCCGCACACAGCGGCGGTGCAAAAGGCGGCATCAAAAATATTTGCCGTGGGAACGAGCGGAGAGGTAATTCGCTATACCAAAACCGGCGATCCTACTGATTGGACCACGGCGAACGACGCCGGCTTTCTTCCGAGTGGCTTGAACGCCACTGGGGACCGCAATGCCAAAGCACTTGGAATGTACGGTAACAAGCTGGTGGTGTTGATGCGCGATGGCGCCCAAGTCTGGACGGTAGACCCGGATCCGGCCGCAATGGCTCTGGACGACAACGTCGAGAATGTCGGCACTTCGTTCCCGCGGACACTTTCGTCGGTCGGCGGCGACCTCTTCTTCCTGTCCGACTATGGCTTTCGCTCGATCACCACCAACCGGCTGATTGACAAGCGAGAGGATGTCGACGTTGGCTCGCCAATCGACACGCTGGTCAAGCCATCGATAGCCGCCATCGGTGGTAAGCCGATTGGTCGCTACTTTTACGGTACGGGCCAGTATTTGTGCGCGATGGACAGCACGCTGTATGTGTATTCAGTCTCGCGGACCTCAAAGATTGCGGCCTGGTCGCGCTACATCCTGCCTTTCTCAGTGGAGGCGATGACGGAACTGGACGGCGTACTGTATTTCCGCACGGGCGATGACGTCTACAAGTTTGCTGAAGAATCGAATACCGACGACGGAGAGGTGTTCGAGGTTCTGCTTGAGATGCCTTACATGGACTTCAAAAGCCCCGGTGTGCTGAAAAGTGTCTATGCCATCGACATCGTAATGGAGGGCGAATGCTACTTCTCGCTCGGCTGGGATGTCAGAGATGCTTCGGCGATCACGGATGAGGTGAGAATTGTAGGTAATACGCGCGGCGGCGGATTGATCCCGATCGAATGCTGTGGCACCGAGTTTTCGCCACGGTTCCGTAATGCGACGGACCAACCCTTCCGGCTGGATGCGCTAACGGTCTACTTCAATGAACTGGGGTCAATGTTCTGATGGAAGTGCGCTTCTTGACATCGCCGGAAGAAATCTCGCGCAGATGGCGCGAGCTAGAGCCGCTGCTGGCGCCGGTAGTGGAGGAGGCAGCTCACGGCGAATACACGCTTGATGACTTGTTCGACTTGGCGCGTGCGGGCAGTTTGACGGTTGGAATATGCGAGACGGCCGGACGCCCGCTGATGGCGATGGCTTTCGAGTTCCGTCATTACCCGCGCAAGTTAGCCATCAATGTGGTCGCCCTGGGGGGATGTGAACTAAAGGAGGTGGCTGGCCGCTACTTCGACAAGTTCCGCGAATACGCAGCGTTGGCAGGGGCTGACGATATAGAGGCGATGTGTAGCCGGCCGATGGCGAGGATGCTTAAGGGCCTTGGCTTTGCGGCTACCTACGAGTGCGTGCGACTGAAGGTATAGGGAGGAACAGCAATGAAAATGGACATCGATCAATTGCAGGTACAGCTCTCTGCTGAGTTCGGAGGCCCTGCGCTGGCCGCGTGGCCGACAAAACCGGGGCAGCGCCTGCGACCACATAAGGGCGGCGATGGTGGCGCTAAGGCTGCGCAAGATCAAGAGGCGAAGCGCCAGGCGCGCATCGATGCGGCCACGAAGTCGATTAACAACATTTTCGCTAGTTCCGGCCGGGACGCGATGTATAACGGCCAGAAGCAGGCGGTGTACGACATCAACAAGCAAGAAATCGACAAGCAATACGCAGATGCGGAACGCGCAAATCGGTTTGGACTTGCCCGCAGTGGCTTGCTGGGCGGTTCTGCTGCAATTGATTCAAATGCCGAACTGACTGACAACATGGACAAAGGCTTGATGAAAGCAGTTGGCCTCGGTGATGCGGCGGCGTCCGACTTGAAGAACCAGGACGAACAGGCGCGACAAAGTCTCATTAGCCTTGCGCAGTCTGGAATCGATACAGGAACTGCGCAGACTATGGCCTTGCGGCAGCTCAACGCGAATGCGCAAGCCGCACAGGGCGCCGCGCAAGGGGCGACCATCGGCAACCTGTTTAGCAACATGTCGAAGGCATATCTGACGAGGCAGCTACTCAACGGCAATAACACTGGCGCCAATGCCGGAAGCCAGTGGTACGGCGTGTCCGCTCCGCAGCAAACTTATGCCGGAAGCACATCGTGATGTCGGGCGCGATGGACCTCGTTGAAATCTCTGCATCTACGCTGCCGGCAGCGCCACAAAATGCGCCTTCCTTGCCCGCAATGAGTCCTGCAGCGATCGAGAAGGTGCGCGTGCTAGAGCAATTTTCTCTGGATCACTGTGAGCAGGTGGAGTTCGAGACCGAGCACTTGATCCATGGCGGCCTGTACGCGCGCACTTTGCACATGAAGGCGGGACAGGTGTTGACGGGCGCCTTGCTGAAGATCGCTACCACACTAATCGTGGCAGGCGACTGCGCCGTATTCATCGGCACCGAAACCATCGAGCTGCGTGGTTATGCCGTGTTACCAGGTAGCGCGGGACGAAAGCAGGTGTTTCTTGCCCATACCGACGTCAGCATGACGATGTTGTTCCCGACCACAGCAACCACCGTAGAAGAGGCGGAACGCGCCTTTACGGATGAGTATGCATTGCTAATGACGAACCGGCAAGACGCCGTCAAGACGCTGATTACAGGAGAGTGACATGGCAGGAGCAATTAGCGGAACCACTATTGCGGCCATCGCGGCAATGGTGGCCGGCGCAGCACTTCAGTATAAGGCGCAAACCGACGCTCAAAAGCGCCGCACGCAGGAGACGCTAGCGTCACTGGCGCGACAGGATGCGCTGCAAAAGAAAGCAGAACAGGTGGCGCAGGACGCCTCTATCAACTATGACAGCGACAAGCGGGACTCGACTCAACAACAGATCGCAGACGAGCTGACGCAGGCATATACGGCGCCGGTCAAGTCGGCCAACGACATAGCCGCGACCGCCACGACAACGCAAGGCGACACCTCAAGCGAGTATTCGACTGCGAAGGCGAAGTCCGATTTGGAGCAGATGAAGAGCGCGGAAACGCTCGCACGCCTATTTGGCAAGGTCGGTTCAGCCAGCAAGCTACGGAACAACGAGGCGCTTGCAATGAGCGACGCGGCAGGGCGGGTTGCGCAGCTGGGCAACTATGCGCAAGGACAAGCTGGGGCGGATCAGATCGCAATACAGAACGCGGGTGTGCCAGATGCCGGTATGCAGCTCGCCGGTGGTCTGCTGAGTGCAGCCGGCAGCTACGGCATTGCCAGCGGCGCCGGCACAGCCGGAAAGGTGACTGGAACTGGCGTGACTGGCACAGCGTCGACGAGTGCGAACGCTGCTTCGCCATTCGCTACGGGTGGTGGAGGCATTGGCTACACCGGGACGGGAACCATCGGCGTGAAGATTCCAAATTCATTTAAATGGTGACGCAATGGGACAACTAACGCGATTCGGCGATGCCGGAACAACGGCGATCAACAGCGGTGTCAACGACATTTTTCAGGCTTTAGCGAAGGCGCCAGTGGTCCGTCAGCTGGCTGAGCAGAACGCTGCGCTGAGAGACGCGCAAGCGTACAGCGCGAACATGAGCGGCAACAAGGCAGGGTCGGAGGCTGAAAACAATCGCTACACGCTCGACCAGCGAAAAGGTATCCCTGATCGGATCGCCGCCAATCCTGACCTAACGGACTATGCGAAGCGGATGTACGACGTCTTTCAGCTTACAGGCGACACGAATGCTGACCGCGTTGCGAAGGCTGGCACCGAGTTCCAGACCCAAGGCTTGCGCGATGCTGCCCTAGACAACGTCGGTGATATTGACCAAATGAACCGCCGCATCTCCATTGCGGCGGACAAGCCGTATATGCCATATGACGCGGTCGGGAATACCGGCTATCAGATTAACAAGGCAACCGGCAACGGTGGCGTTTTGGATGCCACCCTTGCCAAACTTTTCGGCAACAAGACCAACGCCGAGATTAACCGTGACAATGCCGCCGCTGGCCTGTCGGCCGAGCGCCGTAACGCCATCGTCCAGGGAGATCTTGAATCAGGATTGGATGCACAAGGCAATCCGGTCGCGTTTACCTATGGCACTGGAGGTAAGGTCAATTTCGTCCCAGGCATAACGCCTACTCCAAAAGGAAGCGGAGCAGATGCCGCGCTGTCAAAGGCGCGTGCGCGCGTTGTTGAGCAGGTTTACAAAGACCCGATGATTCTGCCGGAAGACCGCGACACAGAGATTGAAAAGCGCATGCTGCAAATCCAAGGCGGCGCCAAAAGTCCAGCGCCGAGTGCTACTGCACCGACAATAGGTAACGTCATGCCAAAGGGCATACCTAGCGGTTCGGTGCTGGTCGGCACGTCAGGCGGTAAGCCTGTGTACCAAGCGCCAAACGGGAAAAAATACATCGTGGAGTAAGAATGCCGGTACGCGAATTCGATGGGGCGCTGGACGCCGAACCGACAGTTAAAGAGTTCGATGGCCTGTTAGATCCCGCGGCGCCGACCAAGGCTGCAGCCGCGCTTCTGCCTAAATCGGAACCGACGTTGCTGGATCGCGCGGCTACGGCCTTCAACAGGCTGATCGGTAATGGCTCCGTGATGGACGAACTGCCAGCCAATAAAGTTTTTCCGGCACCGACGCCGGAATCGACCCAGCTGGCGACCGCGGCACTCGAGCACGTTAAGCAAGATCATGATCTGGCACTTGCGAATGAGGCAGCGCGGCGCCAAAGTTTTGCGCGCACGAATCCGAACCTCGCCGCGCTAGCGGCAGGGTCAGCTAAAGCGCTCTCGTCGACCATGGATATGGCGCCGCTAGCTGCTGACACAGTCAACCAATACATCGCGAACCCGGTCCTGTCTCTCGTCGGCGCTGAGCCATATACGCAGGCACCTCGCTTGCCCGGTGCCGCAAAGCTCGAACAGGCGGCGGAGCAATTTACACCGAAGGCCGCGACGCAGCCTCTTAAGGCAGCGTGGAATCGCGACGAAATGATTCCATGGCTTACGGCAAACGTCTTGCAGCAAGCGCCACAGGCGGCCCAATCAATTGGGGCTGCGTTCGTGCCAGAAATTCGTGCCGCTTCTCTGCTTACGATGGGCGGCCAAGCCGCGGGCGCAAAGTACACTCAAAACAAGGCGGAAGGATATGAGCGTGGCGCTGCTCTATCCGATGCCCTTGTCAACGGCAATATCGAGGTGCTGTCCGAAATGCTGCCGCTGCACGCATTCGACAAGGTCAAGGATGTGATATTGCGACTGCCAGCGCCAGTTCGCGGGCAAGTTCTCACAAACGCTTTCAAGCGACTGGCCGCCTCTGGTGGCGCAGTAACGGCGCAGGGAATAACTGGTGCAATTGAGGAAGGCGTCGCCCAATTAGGCGATAACGCTTCTGAAAATGTCGTTCTAGGCAAAGACACTCCCCTGATGGATCAAGTGCCAGAATCGGCCGTAATCGGCGCAGTGGCGGGCAAGATCATGGGATTGCCACACGCAGCCGCCGCATTCACCGAGCACACTTCTCCAGAACACGAGATCGCGCATGCGATCGACCAGAACGTAGCGAACGTGCGTTACGCGCAACCGGCCGATGTAATCGCGCGCAACAGCCTCAATCCCGACAACGCCCAAGTTCGAGAATTCACCGGAGAGCTTGACGCACCGCCTGTCGCGTCGTCAGCGCCACAGCAAAGCGCGTCAGTTGAGGTGCCGAACCAACCGACCGAGCTGCCAGTTGTCCAGCGCGCCGATGTTGACGCTCCAAGCGTCAGTAATACGCTTAGTGCGCCTGGTGATGGGGCAGATGTTCGTCGAGCAGTAGCTCAAGTGGCTCAAGAAGATGCTAACCGGGGAACTGCTGCGAGCCCGGTATTGTCGGAGCCGTCCCTCGATGCATTCGAGCGTCAGCGTCAGGACGCGCAAAAGCCAGCCGTCGCATCTAACGTCTCAGACTCAATCATTGCTGATGCGCTGGATCCAGACGCCCAACTGCAATCGCAGCGCGTAGCAGCCGCAAAAATACCGAAGGATGCAGCGACGACGGCTGTGCAAGTCGAACAGAATCCGCAGGCAACGCAAAAACCGGCTCTGACTGAGCAGCCGGCGCCTGCGGAACCGGCCTATGCGCAACCTGCGATGATCGACGGTACGCGCGCCCAGCAACTCGGCTCTCCGAGCAACGGATTGCGGCCCGGCGACATTGTCACGGCAAACGGTGCGCCTTTTGCTAACAAGAGTGCCGCGCAAAAGATCGCTAAAGAAGCCGGACCTGGATGGCAAGTGAAAAAAGGAGCTGGTGGCTTTGTGGTCCGCCACCAACCGGCCAGCGAAAAGCAAATTGCGGCCGGAAAGAAGGCGGCGCAACGAGAGGCCAGAATCGACACCTCGAAGCACTCGATGTTCAACGCGATAGCACGACTGGGTGGTTTGTCGCGTGATGCCGCAACGCGGGAATGGGGCTTCGATCCGGCAGAGTTCAAAAATTTGCGCGGTGGCATTCGCCCGGTAGTCCGCGCAAACGGCGGCTTGGGCCTGGATGCGATGGCGGAGCGGCTTGCCGAACTGGGATATTTGTCTCGCGATGAGCAAGGGAAGCACGATTTGTCGGAGTTTTTCGATTTGTTCGACGGAGAGCTGCGCGGCAACAAGCACTACACACCAGAGGGTTTTGATGCGATGATGCAGCAGGCGCATCAGGATCAATACGAAGAATGGCTGAGCGAGGAAGAAGGCAAAACCTTCGACGCGCTGCCCGCAGATCATCAAGATTTCATCGAAGAAGGACTTGACCGTTATGGCGACGCCCTCACAGAAGACGACTTTACCGACTACATCGACGCGCTCGGAAGCGAAGCGCTGGCTAGCCGAGAAGGTAGCGACCCTGTCCGGCACTCCACAGATGAAGAAGCAAACGCTGGAGATGCTTCAGAAACTCGTGGTGAGACGCCAACGCAAGGAAGTGCAGGACAACGCGCCGCTGATGCTTCCGAAAGACCCGACCTAGCGCCGCCTAAACCGCGCACCATTCGCGAGGAGCTGGCGCAAGCCAAAGGGCGCGAAATCTCTGCCGATCCAGATTCGGACATTCCGTTCGATACCAGCGATCCGCGATATAGGGCGGATAAGCGCAGTGCTGCGCAGGCCGCTGAGGACCGCGCTCATCAGAAGCGCTTGGCTGTGCAACGTCGCTACGAGCAGGACGCTGACGCCAACGAGCGCGACTGGCAGCTCAAGAAAATAAACGAGGACCTAGCCAAGGAACTGCGGCAGGCGGATGGTGCGGATGACGTACCGTTTTCCTCCGCAGGACAGAAATCGAATTTGGCTGCGCAACGTCGCGGCATGAGCGTCGAAGCAGTGCGGGAGGCCATCAATGGCGATGCATTCGACCATGATGTTGACGTTTATCCTTCGTTCGCCGATGCGCCGGAATACGTCCGTATGCAAGCATCCAAGGAGGAGGGCGGAGGTGTAGAGGGATTTTGGGATATGGCGAAGAACCGTGTCGCCCTGATCGCTGAAAACCTTGACTCCGCGGATCGTGCGCGCGCTGTTGCAAGACATGAGTTGATTGGTCACTACGGCCTAGAAAACATGCTGCAAGATTCGGCTGATCCAGACTTGATGAGCATTCTTGTCAAGCGCGTGATTCGAGCCGAACAGGATGGCAATAAGGTCATTGCCGATCTGGCCGCGCAGGTCGACCGCACGCAGCCTGGGTTGAGCGAGGAGCGCCGTGCAAAGGAAATCATCGCCGTAATGGCCGAGCGCAATATCCAGA